AGGGCCGTAGAGGCCACGATAGTTCCTGTAAGCCCTGAGCCAACGGTGCTCCTCGGTTTCACGAGCAGTAGAAGCTTTGCTAAACCGTTCTTGTACGTAGAGAGCAATAGTGCCTGAAGGGTTATCTGTCTCGTCTTCTTCTTCACGGTCATCCAGGGCAGTCATGTCTTCCTGATCCATGTTGTTCTCGAAGTCGTCTTCCATGTGTATTCCTTAATAACCTGAGTCGTAAGAGTTGTTCTTCGACAAGTTGTCTGTGGCTTTAATGATGTGTAGGTTATCTGCTACGTGCAGGCCTGAGACGTTAGTACCCTGAAGTGGAATCCTGTGGTCAACGTGGTATGCCTCACCCTTGAGCCTACTTATAGCTGAGCAAAGCTTGTAAATTAACTTTATCTTCGTATGGTCAGCCCAGGTGGGTGTTCGTTGGAGTACCGCTGCTCTTCGCTTAGCTACTCTTGCAGCTCCACTACCACCCCTGTCCCGTAACCTTGCTGTCTCGTTAACTCGCTCTCTGTTGTCTTTCTTCCACGTGCTGTTTTGTGCTCGTTCCATGTACTTTTCTTTATTATCTTGGTAGTGCTTTACACCTGCTTTGGACTTACGTTCTTTGTTACCTCTGTTCCACTCTGTTGATCTAGTCCTTGAACAAGGTTTGCAAGTATAAGCTTTACCAAGGGGAAAACTCTTTACATTGTAAAAGCAATCAAGACTCTTTTCCTCTTTACATCGATTGCATATCCTCATGTCAGTATCCCATAACGCTGTCTGATGGTGTGTATGGCTCTTGAATAGGTGAGTCTAAGTAGCCGCTCTGAGGTCTCGTCATAACACCGTAGCGGAAGGCGTCGTAGAGGTGGTCTTCTGAGTTAGTATCTACGTCCTCTGAGTTTCGTTTGTCGAGAGGTATGAGAGGGAGCTGCTCGATAGTTTTCTTACAGCTGCTAAAGAAGACTACTCTTGGTTCCTCTGTGTCTGGGTCTACTTGAAGTCTGCGGTGTATCTCGTTCTTACCGGAAACCCTAGAGCCTGCACTCCTGTCTGCTGGTCTCCAACGGCAACCCTTAACAATCATTCTCTCAGCGATACTAGGACCAGTGTCTCCTCGTTTGTGCCAAAGGGATGAGTCGAGAACACCGTAGCGTATCTTCTCTCCTCTCTCTAGCTCAAGGACCATGTCGGCTAAGTCCTCAGCAAGGACCTTACTAGCGTACAGTTCACGGTAGACTATAAGCTTTTCATCGAGTGGGTCTACAGCAAACCAAAGAATCCCTGTGTAAGATGAATACCCGTAATCTGCAGCGCGGAACTTAGTCCAGTTGTCTGGTATAGAGTAAGGCTCCACAACGTGTATCTTGCGGTTGAACTCAGGGAAAGCAGCACCTTCAGCAATGTCCCAGTCTCCTTCTAAAAGTTGTCGCCGTAGATGCTCCGGCATAGACAGTAGGTTAGCTTCGTACATACCATCGTCTGCGAGGTATGGGTTGTCAAACAAGGTGGCAGGAATAAACCTGCGCTTTAGCATTGGTGTTCCTACTAGGTCGTTTGCAACAGCGTAAGTAGACGTGCTAGGCCATACTAGTGTGTCACCAGTTTCATGGTCAGCAGCCCAGAATGCTTCGTTATACGGTGCTGGGTCGATAAACATCTTCTTAACCCAAGCGTGACCTGAGCCACCAGGGTTAGAAGTAGCTCGTTGTATTAACGGCAGGTTAGAACCTTTAGCTGTACGGAGACGAGTACGCATATAGTTCCAAGCGTAGGGTGTAGGCCACTGTGTTAGCTCGTCAAAGCCAATCCAGTTGAAGGCCTGCCCTTGGTAACGCTGTACGTCGTCGTCTTTGTCTAGATAGGACATCCATAGTGTTGCACCACTAGGCATGATCCAGGTTTTTTCCCTCTCAAGGAACTTTGCACCAGGAACAGCCTTAGGGTAGAGGTCTTTGGAGACGGAGATCAGTTCTCTTAGCTCTTCTGTAGAGCGACGAACCAGAAGCATGTTAGCTTTAGGGTTATTGAAGTAACGAACAGGGTCAGCCACCATCGCGTAGCTCTTACCACCTCCAGCTGCCCCACCGTAGAGCACTTCTTGTTCTGATGACGCTAGGAAGTCCTCTTGTGGTCCAGGGTTAGCCTCAAATATTACTGAGGTAGCCTTCTTAACGTCTACATCAGGGGCTTTAACTCTAGCAGGGACCTTAATCGGTTGAGCAGGTACTGTTGCCTGCGGTTTCTCTTCGACCGAGGCTTCTTTCTTCGATGTGTTGGGCTTTTTCACACGCTTCTTTGTAGCATCGGGCGAGGTAGCGGTAGTTTGCAGATTCTTTCGTACGTTGTTGCTCACTTTTTACCCTTGTCATAAGTCCTGAGTGAGAGATGTAGCGCCCACTGTTTGTGCTTAACCAGTTAGCTACGTCACGGTAGCTGTACTGTTTTAAGAAACCTTTAGCTTTCTCCATTAAAAGAAGTTCTTCTTCAATAGGCAAGAGGATATCTTTATCTTCTGGGTCTTGCTCGTATCCAAAGGGTACCACTCTCCCTATCCGTACCACGGGTAGAAACCTGTAGCCGTCTGGACCTAGAGAAGGCTTAGGTAACTTAAACTCTGTTGTTATTTTAGCCATCTACGCCTCCTTTGTCAAGCATTAAATCTTAGGTGGCAGGATAAAGATAGGAGACTCAGCCTTAATCTCTACTTTGTCAGCACCCTTGTGACCAGCACGGTCAAGGAAGTCTTTAGCAGCCGCCATCTTCTCTTTGTTACCAAGATCAGTAGGAGACTCCATCACAGACTTCATAGCCCAAGCAGCCTGAACCCCAGTGGAGACAAGAAACTTCTTAGTAAGTTCTGCAATTTCATTCTCTAGTGCGTTAACTACAGTGGAGGAGGATACCTTGTCAGCGTAACCTGCTAGTTGTTTAGCTTTAACAAAGCTACCCTCGGCTTCCTCAAAGAGGACATCAAGGAAAGTCTGTTGCATCTCTGTTAGTTCTCGTGCCATACTATTTCCTTTTCTTAGCAGTCTTAGCTGCGATCTTCTTAGGCTGCGCAACGTGTTGCTTACCCGCCTTGGTGCCCTTACGCTTAGCTGCGGAGGTAGCTGCGTACTCTTTGTCTGTGAGAGCAGCTCTGGCTTTCTTAGGTAGGTACCGTTCTCCTGTGGCCTTCTTACCCTGGGTAGAGTTCTTACCGCTCTTGGTGCCCCAGTCCTCCTTAGTCCACTTGGTGAGGTCCTTCTGGCTCCTTGCTTTTACCATTACTTGTAGCTCCCACCCTTAGCCTTATACTGCTTAGCAACCATCTGTGCTTTACGGGCGGACCACTGCCCAGCGTTACCGCCTTTAGAACCTGCCTTGATAGAAGCGACAAGGTTCTTGCGCATCGTAGGTTTGGTGTAGTTACCTGCGGCGTTAACCGTGCTCTTCTTCTTAGCCATTATTTACCGACCCATACTATTTGCAAGTAAGACGAGGAACACTGCGCCTAACACGAGGGCTACTGCTACTACAGTCCCTACTACTGTGAGAAACGTACCCATTATTTCTTCCCCTTCTTGGCTGGAGCTTTACCCATCTTCTTAGTAGCACCCTTAGCGCAGCCGCTAGTCATACCACCTTTAGCCATACCCTTAGGTTTGGCTTTAGCTTCCTTGTCCATCATTTCTTTCATCTTCTTGTTCATAGTTTGGTTCCTTTGTTTAAGTATGTGTAGGCTCTATTAATGTGTTCTTTAAACTCTTCAAAAGACATGTCACTCTTAGCTCGGTTACAGTACTTGCAACAAGGCACACAGTTGTCAGGTGAGTACCCTAGTGAGCTGTCTACGCGGTCAACACCGCTAAACTTAATTGTGTACTTACTCCAGTCTCGACCAGGGGAATCTTTTTGTAAGCTATGTGCGTTTTCAAAGTAGTTTAACTCCTGCGGCTCTAACCCGCAGTACGTACAGTCTTGCTGGGTAAGATCGTTAAACTCCTCGTAAGACAGTTCAAAGTTAAAACCCCTTTTTACCGCTCCGCTTTTGTAGGAGTGCAGTCTCGAGTTTAACATGCGGCGTTGTTCTTTGGTGTTGCCCTCTTTGTCTGTACCGCAGCCACAAGTGTTTTGATTTAAGATTGCAGGATATTTCCAGAAACGTCTTTCGTCACCACAAAGACACTCCACAATCCATGTTTTATTTTTCCCAACAAGCTCAGTCCGTGTAAGCTTAAAACTACCTACAGTCTCACCAGGAACGGCTTGGTTACTTTCCATCAGCAGTCCCAAGCCTTCCGACTCCAGTAGTTAGCTGAGAGCTTACTAGACTTACCTTTGATACCACCAGAGCGGGCACAGTAACTCTTCTTACGATTTGGTTGGTCCTTCTTGATCGTCATCTTGGGGTCCCCAAAGCGAACAAGCTTAACTGTATCTCCTTCTTTAGCAAGTACTGCCATCTTCTTGTTAGCTCCTGGCGTCTTCTTTGGTTTGTTGTAACCGTCAAACTTAACACCCCCTCGGGTGAGCTTATCTGTTCCCTTAGCCATTACTTCTTGTTCCTTTTAAACAGTGACCTGACGTACCTGCTAACCTCCCCAGGAGAAGGGAGTAACCAGCCAAGGACCAGTAGCAGCAGGACCCAGGGTGGTATGTTCTGCACAGTGACGTTGTCTATTGCCCCAGCCTTAACACCCTTGTCAGCAGTCTGCGTTATGTCTCTGGCGTTTGGTCTGACTATCTGTTGTTCGTTGGAAGTCCTAAGGCCCACTGTTTGCTCGTTT